GACTTTCTTCTTTTTTAAGTTCTAACCAACGATTTTCATTAACTACAGTATAGCCAGTAAGGTCGGCTTGCTTTTTGCCTTTTTTCTTTTCATTACCAGGCTTAGCAAATGCATTAGGAGACATATATCCTTGCACATTCGCAGTCGTATTCATTTCACGAATAGTTTTGCGAATATACTCTTTTAGTTTTTCTATTTCTTCGGTAGTCATCATATCGTCAACATCTTTTGGGTCCATTTGCTTCGCCATAGTTTTAGCAGGGTCAGAATAATCAGATGCTTTTACATCTTTATTTTGAATAGCCTTAACTATTCTCATTAACTTTGCCTGTTTTTCTGATGCTGCTGGCATATTATGCTAGGATATATACAGTTCCTGCTGAAACTTCTACCTTTCTAACATAACATGGGAACGGAACACCGGATGCAATATCTCCAATAGACATAGTTACATATGGAGCATTAACATTGTTGTTAAGAGAACCGCTCTTTGCTTCCAAATAAAGAACACCTGCTCCACTTGAATTTCTCATAATGCCCCAAGCTCTATCTAATGAACCGGTTGCACCTGTTCCAACTGCTAATGTATTAAAAACTCTATATGCCGCCATTTTATTTAAGTTTAGATTTTAATTCTTTAATCAATTCGTATCCCATCATAAGAGCAGATAGATGATTTTCTTTAATCATTTTTGCAGATTTAATCTTTTTGATGTTGTCAATAGTTTCTGCTAATTTGATTTTCGTAACTTTGTCATTTACTTTAGTCTGAATAGTTTTTAACTCCTTCACTAAAGATTGAACTTCTTTGGAAACATATGTTGTTAGATTTCCTGTATTATTGATGTTATTTATATACTCTCTTAATAGAATTTTCTGCTCTTCGGTTAGATTCTTATATTTGTCATTAAACTTCTCAACAAGAAATTTATAGGTTATAGCCCTAACATCATCACTTTGCTTTCTGTATTCATCTAATGCCATATCTTTTATACGAGCATCTTTATTTTTTATAGATGAATTAATAATGTTTTCTGTTATAGTAAAACGAGAATTAAGTATATCAACAGGACTATATTCTTCATTTGTAGTAACTGTTTCAAATATTTTATATACAGAAGCAAGGAGTTTGTAATTTGATATTGGAGACTTAATAAACTCCTCTATATTGTAACTAGCCTTAACTTCTTTAATCAGATTGTATTTTTCTTTCGTAAGTTTTTTCTCATCTAAACGCTTTCTGGCTTCACATACTGTGTCTATAAACTTTTCAGCTTTTGCTTCAGAATTGTATTTTTCATTAATGAGAAATTGATATAGTTTCAATTCTTTTGAGAGTTCTTTTTTTGAATTGAAAAACTCCTTCAAAATACGCTCTGCTGTTGAACGATTCTCGGATAAAATATCAGAAGTTACCTGTCTGACCAAAAGCTCAAACAAGAAGCCCGTATTTTTGAATTTAGAATGTTTTACTTTTTTCATTAAAAATTGATTTCTACTATATAAATATATCTTTATATTAGTTTATTACTCTTTAGAAGAATTTTCTGACAATATAATCTTTTTTCGGTTGCCATCCATATCTTTGAATATCTCTTCGTAGTATGATTTTCTTGGTTTATATTTTACCGAACCTTCTTTTTGTTTCAAAGTTTTAACACCAAGAGGGTCTCTTCCCATAGGATGGTCATCTTTTCCATAACGAACCGGGTCTTTGGGTCTTCCAACTTTATCCTCTTCAAGCTCCGACTTAATTCTTTGAATTTCTTCTTCAACATTAGTTGGTTCTTCTGTTCCTGTTGGTTTTGCTGGATCTGTTCCTTGCGTTTCTATTTGACTCAATCGGAACATTTGTTTTGTATCTTCAAGAACTTGCAGTGTCATATCATCCTGTTCTTCTTTTGCCATACCCATAATAGTAGAATACATCCATTCTTTGGAGAACATTTTTGTTCCCTGCATGGATTGTATTAGAGATACTTTAGATGTATACAACTCAACACGTTCTTGTTCATATATTTTTGAAGGAATAGTTAACTCAAGATGAAAGTCAGTTAGAGATGCATCCTGAATACCTTGCGTATACAAATGAACAATTGCAATCTTAGTTAATTCCGAAACGATAACTCTCTGAATCCTCTCTATTGTTTTTGCAAATCTTACATCCTGCGCTGCGAGTGTTGCTTTACCATTTACATCTTCCTCATAACCTATAAATGCTTTTGGTATTTTTAGAGCTGCCATTAACTTTCCCTTTAGATAGTTAATGTCATCAATCATATTGTATTCAAGTCCTTTAAGTGTATCTATGCTTGTTCCGGTATCACTACCACGTACTGGCATATAATAATCCTCAATAAGATTTTGAATGTTGTATTTTAAGTTATAGTCTCCGGTTCTTTCATCAACAAATGGAGTCTTTTTTGATGAGTTAATAATTTTTTGCATGTAGTTATCAACTTCATTCGGAGGAATATTACCAACATCAATTTTGAAAATACGCTTTTCCGGAGCTCTCATAATACGATGGATTAACATTGCATCCTCCATCAACATCAATTGCTTCCAAACACGACGACCACCTTCAATCATTGATTTACCATAAGGAAGGAAATTGGAATCAGAGTAAAGACGGAAATGTGCTACTTCAAAGTTTTCATATTCTTTCTTTTGACCACCCAATGTTGTTGTAGTATAGGGATTCTGATATGGTGCATTCACAAACTTTACAAGCTGCGGATTCTTTATATCAAAGTTTTCAACACGGCTTGTTTCATATACAGATAAAGGTCTTACATCTACGATACCAATAGTTGGCGCAATTTCTAATTGAAGAAATAGGTCACCATATTTTACTAAATTACGAGTCCAGGGCCAAAGGTTAAACTCAACATTTATAATATCATAAAAAAGGTTTTCAAGTATTTGCTTAACCTTATCATCCGGATGGTGTATCTTTAACACACTTCCAAACTCATTTTTTGCAGTGCATTCGTCAGCATATAAATCAAGCGCAGAACTAATAATCGGGTCATGATCCATAGAATCATAATCTCTAAATAAATCTATTCGTATTTGTTGATAAGCCATAGATGATTCAACCGTTCCTATATTGGATTGGTTGGTGACTCTCATTTTTAAGAATCTATCAACTAAGTTTGTTGTAATATTTTGATACTCATCCGTATCAATAACTTTGACACCAGATGGTGTCTTTCTTACGATTGTGTTTGTAGAAAATAACTTTTTTAATCTACCAAAAATTGATGTATCTGCCATTTGTATTGGTTATATATGTATATATATGAAAAAACTTTTTTTATTACCATTTACGGCATGACCAATATCTAGCTTTGTGTCTTGGTCCTGGGTTATCACAATTATGTCTTGCTCTAAAGTTTGCTCTTCTGCCCGGATTGTTCTTTTTGATTTTAACTCCTTTTTGACCAAAGTTTACTTTCACAACATTTCCTTGCGGATTTTTAACATATACTTTGAATTTTTTAACATCGCCGGCCATTGGTTTGCCAAGCTTTACTTTGCGACCTTGATATTCTGCTTCAAACACACATCCGCATCCTGCTTCGTTAAGTTGCTTAGTGTATTCTCTCATAAAAACTATAAAATCTTTTACATCGTCTTCATTTTCCACATCATATTCGTGTGGTTCAACATATCCGTAATTTATCTCAGAGTCATTATCTCTACGATTTGGATGGTCTGTTGCATTATGATGTTGAAATTTATTTTTTATTTCTACATCAGTTGTATGATTTTCTTTTACCTTTTTATTCTTCATATCTTCTTCGTTTACTGGTACACAATTTGGAACTTCTTTACCATTTTTCATTTTCATTCCGACTTGCTTATATCCTTCCCAACAAGCTTCAGAAAGTTGGACTGATTCATTGCACTTTTTCCATCCACCACCCTTTGATTTGTAATTCTTTGCTGCCCATCCATTTGCATACGCAGAAGGATAAACATCAAATTTAGCTTTGGCCGCAGATTTAGATGCTGACCATTTTCCTGGATCGGTTGGGCAATTCTTTTCTAAAAATAATTGCAATGATTCTTCTATACTCATAGTTTCATTTTTCTTTCTACCTTGACAATGTGCTTTTTGGCTGAAACCTTTTGGATTGTTGCAATCAATAGACCTTTTATATTTTTGTGTCCATTTTTCGTCAACTTTTGTTTTTACATAGATAGGTGTTTTTCCTTGACCGGA